GCGAATTTACAGGCTCTATGTGCAGAATGCCACAGGGAAGTCCATATAGCGTATGTGGACGTCCAAATACCCTACACGGAAGTCCCCAACTATTCTGATTCTGATTCTGATCTAGATCTAGAGGGGGATTCTGATTCTGAAGCCCCTTCTTCCCGGGATTCCGGAACCGGAGAAGACCCTTTCGCCATTGACGACGACGAGGAGCTGCCAGATTGAACTTCACGATTCTCAAAGCGACGATCCAGGCGACGATCAAGGACTACCACCCGCACCCGCTGGCCTGGGTCGAGGAGCACGAGCGCATCATCCGAGAGCGGGCCACAGCCGATGGCTGCGGGACCTTCCTGAAAGCCCTGGAGCTGTACCTGGAGCAGCGCAACGGAAAGCTGCGGTTCTTCTTTGAGGACTACGCCAGCTACCGCCATCAGGCGCAAGGCGGCAGCCCTGGATGGCTACGCCGTGCGCCGCAGGAGCAGATGGACCGGACGATCAAGGAGGACCTGGAGCATGTGGCGGAGATCCGGGCGGAGGGCTTGGCCTACTTCGAGGGTTCAGAATGGCAGGCGTTCAAGCGGAGCCTCTGGGTTTCGACAGATATCGACGAAAAGCACGGGGGGGCTAAGGTGTCGGCGAAGGACGAGGAGCCGGCCGGGGCAACTCGGCAAAACTCGGCGGAGGAGCGGATCGAGTTTTGATCGACTGGAGGGCTGTACATGATGCCTTTGCTCACCTGGACCTGGGCGCGGGACTTCGTCTCGTTGGACTCGCCGCCGCTGTGGGTGGTTTTGCCGCTGGCGCAGTATGCGGTGTGCTTCTACATCGTCGTCGGGTTGTACGAAAAGCGCGAGCTCATCGGCGCCGCATGGGACGCGAGTCATCGATTCTGGCGCCTACGGGATTCCTGGGCGGCCGTCCTATCTGGGATCGCTTCTACGCTCGGCCGTTTGTCGCGTGGCTTGTACGCCGTCTCAAGGCGCGTGTCCAGAGGGCCGAATGGCGAGAGGGCTATGCAAAGCGGAAGGTGCGGCAGATCCGGCTGGTCGCCGGGATGAAGGAGGAGCCATGAAAGAGCGACGATGCGAGACGTGTAGGTGGTGTGTGACATGTCGCTATTGGAGGCGGTCATTTTGGTGGAGATTCCGGTTTTGGTCACCCTGGCGCTATTTTGGCCGCTGTGAAAATGAGCGCAGTCCACACTATCGAAGATGGACCAATGCCCCGCTGCGCTGCGGCGAATGGGCCGCCAAGGAGGAGAGCGATGGCTAATAAACCGAGTTGGTGGCCGAAGAACCCCTACCCCGAAGATATCTTTCCCATGACGAGAGAGGAATATGTGGAAGCGGTGCCAGACCCGCACTTACGTACAGCTATCACCGGATGCTTGGCGCGGTGGGCATGGGATGTGGCTTCGAAGATGATATGGGATGCGTGGCAAAGAGAGGAGGCCCCCGATGCCTGACAAAGTACCGACGCCGGAGGAGATGCGCGACAACATCATAGAGCTTATCACCGATCCATATTTGGGACCGGACGAGCGCAAGATAACAGAAAAGATTCTGCTTCGTAGGCTCACCGACTGGCGCGACGCGATCCGCAAGCAGCAAAGCGAAATGGATGCGCAGATATGTGGTGACACGATGAAGGCCAATAAGGGGCGAGAGAGATATATCGCTGTGCTTAATACCGTAAAGGCCATCCTACACGCAGGAGAGGAGGACTGAAGCAATGGAAGAGCTGAAAAGATGGATGGCAGTAGGGTACGATTTTGCCGTAGAAGATCCACTCGGGCGATTCTGTGAATACGACAAGGCCGAGACCCGCATCCGGGAGCTGGAAGACGAGCTTGTCGGGGCTCGGCACTGCATCGCAACGCTGGAAAAGGGCGGAGGAGAATGGGTCCAGACCGCAGAGCGTTGGCGGAAACGCACCGAGAAAGCCGAGGCCAAGCTCGCCGAGGCGCGAAGGGCGCTTATCGAGCAGAGGCAGCTTTGGGTGTTGGCCGCAGAAGACCTCAAATATGCGGCAGCAACGAAGGGTATAATACCTTTCCATGAATTACACGATCCAATCCCGGAGATTGAGCTAGCGCTTAAACGGATAGACGCCGACCCGCAGGACGCCGCAGACGAGGACACGCCAGGACCGGATCGGCCAGGGTTGTTGCTGATGGAATCCCGGGACTGTGTAGGCGTCCCGGGATACAACGTAGATGCGATGGGGAAAAACATCATCAAGATCTATGAGTGGATTGCGCGGCTTGAGGACACGCTCGAAAACGTGCAGGCCAACCTCATCGGCCTACGAAAAAACCATGAGGAGGACACACAATGACTCAAGACCAACCTCAGATTCTGTTGTGGAAGTACGAGCCACTGAGCAACCGGCTTCGCAATCTCTTCTCGAAGGCGATCGTCTGGTTCACCCGTTCGCCCTACACCCACGTAGCGATCTACTGGATGGGTGCGGTGTGGGAGAGCACCCAGTGGGAGGACGAGGAGGGCAAGAAACACCTGAGCTGCGTGGTGACGGAGGGCAGGCACGGGAGAGGCGAGCATCCGCCGGCGGAGGTCTACCAGCTGGGGCTGCGGATGTCCGAACTTCAGCTCGGCCAGCTCGAGGAGTACCTGCGTTCTACCACCATCGAGCGGCAGCCCTACAATCTGCTGCGGGGCTTGTGCATGGCCTTCGTCTGGCCGACTCGCTGGTTCTGGCGGTGGATCAACTGGACGCCGTTCAAGGCCGACTGCTTCGGGGAGTTCTGTTCGAGCTACGTGGACGAGGCTTTCAAGCGCGCCGGCGTGGATCTGTTCCCGGAGCGCCTTGAGGAGATCACGATCCCCGGCATGTTCCCGAACTCTCCGCGCTTGGTGATAGTGCGAGCATAGCGCAGGGCCATATGACGCAAAAGGCGATCAAGAAGGCTGTTGTCAACCTCATTGCGAACAGGATCGACGAAGAGTCGGATTATCAGATCCAGTTCATCGAGATGTACGGCCCCTACATCCATGTGTGTACATCTGATGGGACAGAGTCCAGTTTCCGAATCGCGCTACGACCAGTGGACAATGATAGCTACGATACAGGAGCTAAGTACAAACCGCATGGCCGAAGCTGAGAACCGACTGAAGAAAGCGATACTCGACTACCTGCACTCGCTCGGCCATGAGGCATGGAACACCAACCAGGGGCGCATCGGGGGGCACTACCGCGCCGGCCGGAAGGGGCTGCCGGACATCCAGGGCTACCATCGATGGACCGGCGCGGCGATTTTCATCGAGACGAAGATCCCGCCGAACAGCCTGACGCCGGAGCAGACGGTGTTCCTGTTCAACGCGCAACGGGCCGGCTGCATCGCCATGAAAGCGGAGTGCCTGGCCGATGTCGTCCGTGAGAAGCGACTGTTGCAGAGAGGGGCTTCCTGAGTGCCGCGGAAATGCAGCATCTGTGCGCATCCGAAAAAACGCTGGATAGATCAGGCGCTTCTGAAGGGGGCCGCGGTAGCGAAGGTCGCCAGGAAGTACGGCGTCTCCTCGGAGGCGCTCCGACGGCACAAGCATAACCACCTGAGCAAGCAGATCGCAAAGGTCGAAGAGCGGACGGGCAAGACTTTCGTCGAGCGCTTCGAGGATCTCTACAGGCGGCTCGTGGAGATAGCCAAAGATGCGAAGAGCACAACCGAGAAGATCGCGTGTCTGCGGGAGGAGCGGGGATTGCTCGAGATGGCCGTCAAGCTGGGCATGGAGGAACAGCGCCGGCGGGACCAGCAGACGTTCCTGGATGTGACGCCGGGCGTGAAGGAGATCATCGACAAGGAGTTTGAGAAGTGAAAGAAGCGAAATCCTTTCCGTTTGTCTGTTTCAGGTACAGTCCAGATGTATCTGAGTTTTTCGGTTATTCCCCGCTGTCAGATAAACGTCAGAGGGAACTCCGCGAAGCCCGAGAGCAACTACGTCATTCTGTGAGAGAGGAACTGAGCAGGGCAGCACCGAAGATGAAGAAAAATCAGTTTCAGTGTTCGATGTGTGGAAAGATCTACACGAAGGGACGGCGGGATCGGGCAGCTTGGCGCGAGTACAAGAGAAACTTTCCAGGCGCTTCTCGTGATACAGCCCTTATGGTTTGTGATGGATGTTTCCAGTACATGGTGTCAATACATCCCCCGCCAGGCATGAGGGACGAATGACCCGACTCCAGGCCGCGGCGAAATACAGACAGGCTCTGCGACGTGCCGAACGGGACGGTTGCCGGCAGGCTGCGGTGCGCTATCTCGCCCACACGGACCTGTTCTACTTCCTGACGCGCGTGCTCCACCGGGAGGATGCGGACAACGACTGGGTGTTCCGGCAGGCGCGGATGTACCAGGCGGCCCCGGACGGCTACCTGGACCTGTGGTGGCGTGAGGGATACAAGAGCTCCATCATCACGTTTGCCGGGATCCTGTTCCACCTGATGAACGAGCCCGAGCGCACCTACGGTATCTTCTCTATGACGCGGCCGCTCGCCAAGAGCTTCCTGCGGCAGATCAAGGTCGAGATGGAGACCAACGAGGCGCTCAAGGAAGTGGCGCCCGAGGTCTTCTGGCAGGACCCGCAACGGCAATCACCGAAGTGGAGTGAGGACGACGGGCTGGTCGTCAAGCGCAAGGGGAACCCGAAGGAGGCGAGCATCGAGGCTTGGGGACTGGTCGAGGGTCAGCAGGCCGGACCGCATTTCACCGACCTGCACTACGAGGACATCGTGACGAAGGACACGGTGCGGACCCAGGGGATGCTCGAAAAGACTACTGAGGCTTTCTTGATCTCGCTCAACCTGGGAACGCGCGGCGGCCGGCGCCGGGCGGTGGGCACCCGCTGGCATTTTGCCGACACCTACTCCACGATCATCGAGCGCAACATCATGCAACCGCGGATCTGGCCGGCGACCAAGGACGCTACGTTCACCGGAGAGCCCTGGCTGATGAGCAAGGAAGAGCTCGCGCGAAAAATCTCGGACATGGGACCCTACATCGCGGCCTGCCAACTCTTCCTCAACCCGGTCCAGGAGAGCCTGCAGAACCTGAAGGAAGAGTGGCTGCGCTACTGGCGGGCCGACCGGCTGAAGGGCCTCAACCTGTACATCCTCTGCGATCCTGCGAACGAGAAGAAGGTAGGCAGCGACTACACTGTGTTCATCGTGATGGGACTCGGCTCCGACCGGAACTACTACGTGGTGAATTGGCTCCGCGACCGGCTCTCCTTGACCGAACGCGCGAACGTGCTGTTCAAGTGGCACCAGCAGTACCGTCCGCGTGATGTGGGCTACGAGCAGTACGGGATGCAGGCCGACATCGCCCACTTCCGCGACCGCATGGAACGGGACAACTACCGCTTCGGCATTGCACCGCTTGGCGGTCGGCTCGGGAAGTTCGACCGTATCGCCCGCCTCGTCCCGCCGTTCCAGCAGGGCAGGATCTACATCCCGGACGCGAGCCCCTACACGCAGTACGACGGCGTGACCGTGGACCTGGCCAAGATCTTTGTCAACGATGAGTACCTGGCGCATCCCTTCGAGGTCCACGACGACATGCTCGACTGCCTGGCGCGGATACTGGACGAGGACTTCGGCGCCGTCTTTCCGCAGGGCGAGGAGATAGACCCGTTGCGGCTCAGGAAGCCGCCGGAAGAAACATACGACCCGCTTCGGTGGGGAATGGGGGATGAATGAATATCTGTCAGATCGAGAGATACTACGGCCATGATGCGGCGCAGTGGGTTCGGGAGAGAATCCAGAACGGGGAGTTCAAAGCCCCAGCCGTTGTCTGCAGGCTGAGAAACCCGAAGTGCAAGCGGCTGTTTCTGACCCTTCGGGATGTGGTTGAGCTGCCTTATCCAGAGGGACCGGCGAAACTGCCGGATAACGTTCGGCCGTTTGATACCGTGAGAATTGAGATCGAGGAGATTGAGGCAGACGGGGGGACAAATAATCATGGATCTTGACGGAAAGTGTATCGAGTGTAAGTGGTGCGAGGCTAACAAAGAGAATCCGCAGCAAGGATTCTGCCGGAAGAACCCGCCGCAGGGACTGGTGAAGAAGAAATGAGTGAGAGCCCGATCGACCTGGAAGAGCTCATCCAGTGGCTGCGTTCGCTTACGCCTAACGTGCGCTTCGGCAGCATCGGCATCATGATCCGCAAGAGCGACGGAGTAATCACGGGCGGAGAGCGTATCTACCGGGAGACCTACAAGTGCGATCCGCCGGTAATCTCGAAATCTGATTTTTCTCTTGACAACGAGTGAAAAATGTGAGAGCTTTCTCATCGTAGTAACATAACCGTTGTCTGACTGGAGAACCCAGAGGGCGCGGGAAAGATTGCTCGTTCCGACTTTGGTCGGGGCGCGTGATTTTTCCTGCGCCTTTTTTTGTGGAGGTGAACATGGCCGACGCCCAGCCAGCGCAGCAACCGACGCTGCGAGATGAGATCCTGCGGGCGCCCGACGACGTCTGGAAGCAGATCCAGGAATACACGCAGGCCGGGAGTCGGGAGGAAGCTGCGGTCATGGCCGAGAGTGACCCGGACGTGGCGAGCACGATCCGCGAGATCCTCGGCGGCGCGAGCCAATCGCTTCTCACCCGGCCCCGGACCGCCGGGCGTTCTCTGCTCACAAGCCCCCGACCTGCCGAGAAGCCCTTGGCGGAGCGTGTCTATCCGAAGGCCGGCCGCGCCGCGGGACTGGAGTTCTGATGGCGATAGAGTACGAGGATATCTCCAAGCGCCTGGAGGATCTCAAGCGGTCCCGCAAACCCTGGGAAGCGATGTGGAAGGACATCACCGACTACGTGCTGCCGCGGCGCTCCTTCTGGGATCTGGACGCGACGCAGGGGCAAAAACCGCAGGCCAAGATATTCGACGGCTCGGCGCTTCAAGCTCTCCAGCTGATGGTCGACGGGCTTCTCGGCTATCTGGTGTCCCCGAAGATCAAATGGTTCCGTCTCGGGATGGAGCGCAAGGAGCTGAACGACCTGCCGGGCGTGGCCGACTATCTCGAGCTCGTCGAGGACGTGATGTACGCCGAGTTCGCGCGGTCCAACTTCTACGAGGCCATGAGCGAGTTCTTCCTGGACGCCGGCTCGATCGGGACGGCGGTCATGTTCGTGGAAGACGACGTGAGCGAGAAGCGGATCCTCTTCTCCACGCGGCATATCAAGGAAGTCTACATCGCCGAGGCCCACAGCGGCCTGGTCGATACCGTCTACCGGGAGTACGTACTCAGCAATCGGCAGGCGTTCCAGAGCTGGGGCAACAATCTCTGCGAGCAGCGGCTCCAGGACGTGAAGGACAACCCGTTCGGACGGATGCACGTCATACACGCCGTGTTCCCCCGCAAGGACCGGGACTACAGCAAGATCGACGTCGGCAACAAGCCCTGCGCATCCGTCTACTTCGACAAGCAGCACACCGAGAAAATCGACGAGGGCGGATTCGACCTGTTCCCCTATCTCGTGTGGCGGTGGCGGAAGAACTCGGACGAGCTGTACGGCCGCTCGCCGGCTGCCGATGCGATCCAGGACATCCTGCGCATCAACCAGATCGGCAAGACTTCCCTCCAGGCGGCGCAGCTTGCGGTCGAGCCTCCGCTCAACGTCCCCGAGGCGATGAAGGGATTGGAGCGGATTGTGCCGCGCGGCTACAACTACTACCGCAAGGCCGACGAGATGATCTTCCCGATCAATCTCGGCCAGAACTATCCGCTCGGCAAGGAAGAGCAGGAAGAGCTCAAGGAGCAGATACGCGAGACCTTCCGGACCAGGATCTTCGTGCTCATGGAGCAGCTGGAGGGCACGAACAAGACGGCGACGGAGATCCGGGAGATCCAGGGCGAGAAGGCGGCCGTGCTCGGGGCCACGATCGGGCGGCTCAACTCCGAGACGCTGAATCCCTGCATCAAACGCTGCTACATGATCTGCGAGAAGAACGGGCTGCTTCCGCCGCCGCCTCCCATGCTTGCCGGCGGAGGAAGGATTCACGTCGAGTTCCAGGGACCGCTCGCCCAGGCGCAGAAGCGCTATCACGAGAGCCAGGGTGTGGTGGCCGGCGCTCAGTTCATCCAGGGCATGCAGCCGATCTTCCCCGAAGCGCTGGACAACGTGGACGCCGACGAGCTGATCCGGATCGGCATGGACTCCCAGGGGATGCCGCAACGGGTGATCCGGGAGAAACCGCAGGTGACGCAGATCCGGCAGATGCGCCAGGCCGCGATGGAGCAGCAAAAGCAGGAAGCGCTGGATCTCGAGGAGGACAAGATGCTGGCCGGCAACGCAGCGAAGCTGAACGAGCCGGTGAAGCCGGACTCGTTGCTTGCGGCGATGGCGAAGGCGAAGGCGCAGAAGCAAGCGGCGGAGGTGAAGCCGTGAGGCTGAGGACGAGGGTACAGAGCTAAAACATGGCGACGATATTCGAGATCACCGGAGAGGGCGCCGGCGAGAGTCCTTGGGAATTCGACTCAATCCAAAATGAAGGTTCTTGTGTTTTTGCGCTCGACAACGCAGTAAAACACGGGGGCAGCAACAGCTATTCGGTGACATACGACGGGACCAATGATGAAGCCTACGGCGTCAAGGCGTTTGCCGAGCAAGGCGAGCTTTTCATCCGGACATACATCTATATTCCGAGTGATTTCGATTTCGCAGGCCAAACGCAGTACAACCGGGTCCTGTATCTGAAGGACGGTGGCACAGACATTGTCTATTGGGGTTTCAAGTCGGGCGCCGGAACGAGTGATCCCGATCGCTGGGT